CCCTCCCTCTCTCTGACTCAGCCCAAGCCTACGTTGACTCTGTCCGAGTAGCCTGGAACACCGGGCTGAAGGTTAAGGTGACCTCCCTCTTTGACGCTGTGTGGGACAGGGTTAATGGGAGGGTTGAGGCGTCACTTATTGGAGCTAAGAGCGTTGACGGTCTTAAGCTTCCAGCGGGGGCAAAGGCAAAGCTTGAAGACCTTGGCGGGAAGCTGACGACTCTTGACGCGGCTGCAAAAAACCTAGCTGTAGCCCGCGCGTCTGACGATCTCCTCAAGATTGAGAAGGCAGAGGAAGCCCTTGGGGTGGCTCAGGTTCGCTACGACAGCAAGCGGACAGCGCTTTCTAAGGACATGCTTAAGACAGCAAAGAGGATTAAAGACAGGGCGCACTACGTTCACCCCGTTGGCTCTGAGGGACGGCGAATCCTTGAGGCTCTGGACCTGTACTACAAAAGCAGGATGGCTTCTATCAACGCTCAGGTAGCCACTGAGGCTAGCGAGATTAGGAAGAGGTCTAGAGACGCAATCAACGAACTCTACGAGAGGTACAAGAAGAAGGCGCTTATCCCTGAGGGTAAGGAGGAGCAGTTCAAGAGGGCTCTTGAGGATCTTTCTGAAGCCCTCTTTGGGAGGAACGTATCTGTAAAACTCCCAGGCACGAAGGACCTGTCTGCTGACATCCTTCTTCGCAAGGCAGTCGCTAAGGCTAGGAGGTCTAAGGATCCAGCAGAGCGAGCGGCTGTGCTCAGTGGCGAGATTGTGAAGATCAGAGACAGACTCGCTAAGGTTGGCGACGACATCAGCGAGACAGAGCTAGGCAAGGCACTTGAACAACTTGACGTTCTAAGGGCGAGGAAGAAGAGCACTGAGCCAGCGAGGGAGGCGTTTGAACTTGCCGCGAAGGAGCGTGTTGACGCATTCCTCAAGGCTATTGACGACGTAGACTTCGACCTACGCCACCCAGACGACGTTCTCCGAGGGGTAGAGGGCCGGCTGGTGTCTGCATACAACGACCTAGAGGCTGGTGCCGGTCTTTACAAGGCGAAGCTATCTGCCCTCAGAAGCGCTGATGTGGCAGACATCATCCCTGGCCTGACATCCGCAGAGAGAGCCCGCGTATCTGCCCTGATTAAGAATCCAAAACTGAGAAACACCCTCCGCTCAGACAAGCTTGTAGATGATGCAGTCAAGGGAAGAGGGGGTCCTGCCCTTCTTCTTAAGGACACTAAGGGTCGCCTGTCCGCTGCTCAGTCACGCCTAGCCCGCTACGTGGAGGATGGCAGTGATGAAGCCCTTGAGGCTGCAGAGAATCAGCGTGTGCTCGTTGGGGATCTTGAGCGTCAGGTTGAGATCCTTGGAGACGAGAAGAACATCGACAACGTTATTGCCGTGGCTGTGGAGATGAGGAAGTTCTTTGACCTCCACCTTGAGCGTCTCACAGAGGCTGGCATCATTGACAAGGCTTTTGACGCAGAAGCTTTCTTCTCTCGTGTCGATGTCGGTGCCTTCTTTCCTCACATTCTGTCTCGCGCAGCGCAGAAGAGGGCTGACGCCTTTGGCGTAGGAACGGGGGGAAGAATCGGTCGCTCTCTCGTTGAGTACTTTGGCAAGGACCGGAAGATCGCTGGCGTTATCGAAGACATCAACGATGCGAGGACGACCTACACCGCTGAGAACATCCTTCACCACGCAGCGAAGAACGGTGCCCACGGACCCTTTGCAGCGCAGGCTGCGGCAAAGGGAAGATCGAGTCTCAAGTCCTTCTTTGCGGACAAGTATGACGATCTAGTTGAAGAGGTTAAGCAGGGCCAACTGTTGGCTGAGTATGACGCCCTGTTCGAGGCAGACCCATTGGTTGCGATGGAGTACTACCACATGAGGACCTCTGAGGCTGTGGCAGACGCTCGCTTTATAAAGACCACCCTTGAGCTTTTCCCCGTTGGCCGCTTCTTGGCTGAAATCGCAGACCCTGCTGTGCGGAGGAAGAGAGCGGAAGCGTTGGGCTACGTTCCGCTTGGAGATGTCGAGTACCTACAGGCGACCCTTCAGAAGCAGCTCCCAAGAGGGCTCAAGAGGCTCGCTCCTGAGCTTAAGCAGAGGGTGATCGAAGGGGCCTCCCTTGAAGAGATTAAGCGTCTTGTCAGGGCTGAGCTTGGGGAGTCAGCTGACATCCCGGCTGACCTAATCACAGCCCTGTCGAGCCCCAAGCTCAAAGTCCCCTACGTGCCCATCCAGATTAAGGAGTACCTGAACTGGAGGAACTCAGCTGACGCCCTGCTAGCAAAGAAGACAGTTGGCTCTGATGTTTGGGATGGCTTGCAGGCGTGGGCTAAGGCGCAAGCCACCATCGTTGCTCTTGCCCACATTGGGCGCAACGTTGTTGGTAACGTAGTCTCTACCATTCAAGAGCTTGGGGCTGGGGCCTTGAACCCAATGACCCAGATTACAGCGATGAGAATCTGGGGAACGTGGGGAGACAAGAACCTCAGCCAGCTAATTAAGATCGGTAGCAATGAGATGTCTGTGAAGCAGTGGAGAGACTTCTTCTCTTCTCGTGGCTTCTTCGATCAAAACCTGTCTACAGACTTCCTTCAGGAAGCTACCGGCTTTACAGCAAAGGTCGTCCCAGACGAGCAACAGCTGGCAAAGCAGCTCACAACTACAACCATTGGGGCGGTCGGAGGAGGGCTTGCCCTTGGCGCTCTCTTCCCTGGCATGGGAGCCCCAGGGTTCTTCCTTGGTGGGGCGCTTGGGCTTGGCGTTGGAAAGCGCTGGTCTGGGGTTAAGGCTGTTCGGGGAGGAGGGGTTTACCAGCGGTTTGTTAAAGACGCTGTTGAGGAGATTAAGGCTTCTCCAAGAGAGGGCATCGCCCGCGCTGGCAACAGGCTCACTGGTGCTGCTGTTGGGGGAATCATAGGCTCTACCTTCTTTGGGGTTGGCGCGATTCCAGGGGCGATGATTGGGGCCAACAAGATTGAAGACTACATCCAGATGATGAGTGGGCTTAACCGTGCCGCTGAGTCACAGGCTCGCCTCTCTATTGCTGTTGGACTGATTAAGCGTGGCGAGGATATTGATAGCGCGCTGATTCGTACCAACAGGGCTCTTCGTGACTACACGGACCTGACCCCACTTGAGAAGAACGTCTTCCGTCGCTTCTTCTTCTTCTACACCTGGGAGGCTGGAAACATTAAGTACCAGCTTAAGTGGATGAGGGAGCGCCCTCGTGCTGTCCGCACTTTGTCTGCGTTCACCAACGGCGTCTATAAGATGCAGTTCACAGACGAAGAGCTTTCGAGTTTGCCTGAGCACTACAGGTATCCGGTGGTGGTTCGTAGTGGGGCGGCTAAGGTCATCGCCCTCTCTGGCCTTCCTCACCAGCCAATCCTTGAGGTACTCACTCGCCGCAAAGAGGGCTTCCCGATGCAGGGGCTCATTACGAGGACGCACCCTGCGATCCTTTCCTTCCTTGAGATGACTTATGGCGGGGGCAGGAGCTTCTACTACGGCAGGCCAATCAAAGAGCTGAACAATATCAACCAGCTAAAGGATGCCCCCCCTCTTCTTAAGATCATATTTGGGTATCCAGATGAGCCAAACTACTACGTCCCTGTCTACAAGAATGGAGTGAAGACCGGGCGCACTAGGGCGGTTCGGAAGTCGAGTTCTCCGGTGATGTTCTACCTGGGGCAGAAGCTTCCTGGTTATCGGTGGATGAACCAGTACTTCAACATCGCGTCTGAGTCTTTCAACAGCTACGCCCTTGAGTCTGCCTTGACCCCTGATGAGGTTGAGGAGGCTAGGGCGTCCTTCTTTGAGAAGTCCATGATGTTCAGCCTTGGCTGGAGGCAGACTGCGATTGATTGGGATTACCAAGCGTTCAAAACCTCCTCTGAGCTTGAGAAGAGGATGCTCGACATGATCAACAACCAATACCCGATGGCTGTTGGAGAGCGTAGATACCTGAGGAAGAGGCTAAGCGCTGAGCCAAGCCCGCCAGAAATGAATCTTGAGGAGTAGCTCTTTGTGCTACGTTTCGACTTATAACCCCATAGACTCACTGGCTATCCATCGCTTGATAGCCGGATAAGGAGCAGGAGGAAGCGATGGCATATAGCTCTAAAGAAATCTGGATCCCTTGCGACAAGCAGACAGAGGAGATCGCTGCGAGCGGAACGGGGGAGATGACCCCCGTGCAGTCTGGGGGGCTCGGTGGTATCCCGGTCCCAGACAGCACCGCAAACATTCCCAGGGGGCTGTGCTACGGCTACCACGTTAAGGTGTCTGCCGCCCACGCGTCGAACTCTGCTGTGCCGATTAAGCTCTTTGACGCTGCAAGTGGAGACACCCTTTACAGCACAACGGTAGACCTCTCCACGCTTACGGAGGCGGTTGACACGCTAGCAACTCCTGTCCCGTGCTTTGAGTCGCCCTACTTCCAGATTGGCGCTACCGGGGCGTCTGGCTCGTCTAAGGACTTCACAATTCGCTTCTTCTTCAAGGCCCTTGCCTAGTAATGGCGAAGGTATTCCCAGGTGGCTCTAGTGTAACTAGGGTTTTCCCGCCCTCCCTTGCTGGAGGGGGTGGTGGTGGCGTTGCTGTCGAGCCCTGGACCGTCGAGTATGAGATCGACTTCACTGCGGAGGGTGCTCACGACTTCACCGGAGGGGTCGTCAAGGTCTTATCGAATAACGGCCAGGACGTCACTTGGACGCCAACCGGGCAGGCGGGGGCACCTGGGACGTTTGAGCTTGAGGACGGTGTAGGGCTAAGGATCATAGCTACGGACCAAGATAAAAAGTGGTGGGGTACCACCAATACGGCTCCCTTGTTATCAGCGAAGATCGAGGACATGATGGACGGTTTCACGACCGCTGACACCGTTTGCCTTCAACTCCAGGTGGATTGTGACCCTGATGTTGCCGAAAACTACAACAATTACGGGCTTGGTCTGTGGAATGGCAACCTGACCGATGGTTATGGGATGGTTCAGTCGCGAAGGACTTACGAAAACGGGCAAAAAAATGGATTCCTAAGAGACACTGCGCTGGACCTCACTTCCTCCGCTACACAGTTCAACTTCTTTGAGATCGTATGGTTCCCCGGCGATGGTGAGATTCTGTCGTCTGGGGTTCTAGGCGAAGGTGTCGCCTTCCCCGATCCGCTAGCTACCACGACGCTTCGCTCATATACGAGCACTAAAATGCTTACTGGTTACGGGTATGGCCCGGTCGCCGTCCCTGTGTGGAGGATCGCGCAAGCCGATGGTCGGTTTGCCGTCTTTGCCCAATCATGGAGTGGGGGAGTGCTGGACGTAACCGCTTACAAGATGCGAGTCCTTCGGAGGAACAACGCATGACACAAGAGCGATGCTCCGAGGCGCGCCTCATACTCCTAGATTCGGAGGGGATTTCGTACCCCGACGTTGCGCGAGAATACGCTGAACCCCAATCCGACGAGTCTATTGTCTTTAGCCTCTTCTCAGATCAAGCCGCCCTCTCTCTTATAGTTAGGGCCAAGGTCAACCCTGACGATTCGGTCGAGGTGCTCTAATGGCTAAGGTTTTTCCAGGTGGTAGCAGCGTTACTAGGGTTTTCCCGCCAAGCCTTACGCCAGGGCCTCCGGCGGTCGCGGCGATTGGTCCGTGGACAGTAAGGTACGAGGTTGACTGGACGGCTGAGGCCGCTCACAACTTCAAGACCGAGGGGGCTGTTGCTACGGTAGGTGGCGTCAACTGGGCGATGAGCGACGGGGGCAACGCCCAGACGGGGGCGATCACATCCAACGGACTTGAGATAAGTTGCGATCCGACCACGACATCCGACTGGCCCGAGGGGGGCACCTTGAGCGCACCGCGCTTCTATGTAGCGCTCGATGTTGGTACAAACCCGATGTTCGCTGCGGCGAACCTTTATCAGGCGTTCTGCTTTCAAGCCGTGATCACTTCGTCCGCCGACGTCTCCACGGATGCCTTCTACGGAACCGCCCTCCAAAACGGTGACGCCTCGCGTTGGGCCACATCACTGCGGGAGTACAACAGCGGCGTTTGGGGATCTCCTTACAAGGGGCACCAAATGACCGCTCAGCTTCCAGAAGCAAACTTCAGTTCGGAGTCGTCTGCTACCGCAACCCAGCACACATTCTATGAGCTGACCTTCCTTCCTAGCGGCACCATCCTCGCTAGCAGTTCGACGGCAACCACCCTCCAAGACCCAATGAGCCAAACAGCATTCCAGGCGTTCCTTGCTACAAATACCAGCGTGACCGATGACCCGGACGCGACGAATTGGGACAAGGACGAGCTTTACTTCCTGTACATGGCGGGGAACCCCAACGCTCTCGGCCCAAACATCACCCACACGATGACGCACTTTCGACTGCTTTCGGCGGGAGAGTAATAGCGTGGAAGACCTTGGAGGACTAGGTGGGCTAAGTGCAGCGGGGATTTTCATCCTCATCATCCTGCGTGAAGTCTTTGCCTTCCTTAAGTCAAAGGAAGACGACAAGGTAGCCCCACTGCCAGCCTCCTCCGTTGACCCTGAGTGCGCCAGGGAGATTGAGGAGCAGGTACGCATCATCCGAGAAGCCCAGGCCAGGACGGCGGCTTACTGCGAGAAGATGAGCGAGGTCTTATCCGCTAAGGATGTGGATGGGTTGCCACTTGTTTACACCCCGAGAAGCTTGGGAAAGTCGATAGAGAGTTTGAGTCTCTCGATAACGAAGCTAGCGGACGACGTTCGGGGGACCTGATGTCTATCAAGAAGGGGGATAGAGGGCCTCTCGTTAAGAGTCTTCAGAAGTTCCTAATCAACGCCGGGTTCCTACCCGAAGGAGAGGACGACGGCATCGCTGGGCGTAAGACTGACGTTGCTATCCGTGCCTATCAAGCCTCACGCTCCCTAGTTGCTGACGGCATCTTTGGCCCTGCTAGCGAGGCAGCTGCTAAGGAGGATGGGTGGGAAGCTCCTGACTTAGACGGGCCGACAGAGGCTCAGCTTGACGCAGCCAATGAGCTTGAGATTCCAGTAGCTGTTATCCAAACCATCCAGGCTGTTGAATCAAACGGCAGGCCAGACAGCCTTAGGTTTGAACCTCATGTCTTCATAAGGAAACGGCCAGACCTGAAGGAGCAAGTCCCCTTCACTCGCGGACCTCGTGGCTACAGCGTCACACGCGCTGAGACGAACAAGGCTGCGTTTGAGTACGCCTTTAACCTAGACCCTAAGTCTGCTACTGAGAGCACGTCCTTTGGCCTCTATCAAGTCCTGGGGGGGCATCTGATAAGGATCTACGGCTCTGCTGCCGGAGGAGTAGACAGCTTTTATGCCGATGCGACCTCAGCCTCGTACAAATTGCTCATCTCCTGGTTCAAGGATTCCCCGCGTGCTCTTAAAGCGGCTCGGGAGTTGGATTGGGACAGGCTCGCTCGTCACTACAACGGCCCTGGTCAGGTGGAGCATTACGGTGCGGCGCTCAGACGAGAGTACGCGAAGGTAGTAGCGTGAACGATGCAAGCTGGGGGCCAGAGGATGACAAGCTCGCTGCCATTGCAGTGCTTGTTCTTGTTGTCATTCTACTCATTGTTCGGCAGTGCATTCCGATGAAGTATCATCACCACGCGGAGCGCCCAGACACGCCTCCAGAATCTTTCTATAAGCCAGGGAAATAACATGGATAAGTTCATGAGCAGGAAGCTCCTCCTCACCGTCTTCGCAGTAACCATCGTTGCTGGCTCTAGCCTTCTCGGTCTTAACCTGGACGACGAAAGCTTGAGGGCTATCGTCAACATGGTGCTCGGGCTTGTCGGTGGGCAGGCTCTTGTAGATGTCGCAGAGGCAGTGCGCTCTGGGCGTAAGGTTGCTGAGGTTGTAGAGGAAGTCAGGGAGGCTAGCGATGAGTAGCGCTTCAGTCAGCAGGCTTCGTAAGGAGCGGGAGGCAGCAGCCTTTGTCGAGACGAACCAAGAGCAGATGTTCTCCCTGCTCCGTACCGTTACTGACGACATCGGTGAGGAGTTAGTGGGTCTTACGGTTTGGCAGAGGGACAGTAGGACTGCGTTAGAGATGGCTTATAGACTTGATAAGGCTATAGAAATTCCAAACGAACTCATTGAAGCCTTGGACTTTTTCGGCTTTTATCTTGGAAGCTTAATCGTTATCGGAATCTACAGGGCTGTAGAGCGTGCGATGAAGAGGAAGAAGGAGACTGCCGAGAAGCTCAAGCGTAGACTTGATGAGCGTGGTCCCCGGATGGCTAAGGCTGCGAAGCGTAGGATTGAGCGGCGCATTGCGAGACTAGAGAGGGCTAGGTAGATGTCGGTCTACAGAACAACAATCGAGGCACAGGTAGCTACTTCTGTTGTCTCTCAAACGCAGTCGTTCCCGGCTGGGGGCGCGGCCCTTGCGGTAGAGACTATCTCTTCGTCAGCAACTGAAGTCTATGCGGTGGTTGTAGACAACAGCCTAAACACAGAGGCTTGTTACCTTAAGGGGTTTGACACTACTGGCGGGGTAGTGGAGGGGGTAGACAAGCCGCACCTTATCCTCAAGGCTGACGCCGGCACGAAGGTTCAGTACAGCTTCGACAACGGGGTGTCTCTCACTAGCGGTCTAAAGGCTATGGTCACAACCACAGCCGTAACGGCTGGAGTGACTGCCCCGGCTAGCGATGTTCAAATCTTCTACTTAGTCACGGTGACTTAATGGCTACTTCGTACAAGGTATCCCCATTCTCCACGCCCGGCCTTCAGACCTACATAGTGAACGGGGTTGAGGTAGACGAGACGGGCAAGCTCAACGCAACCGGCACATCTGGGAGCGTCTATACAGCCCACATCTCAGGCGGCTCTGGTCAGAACTACCTCCTTATCTGGGACGGCGTTGCTGCAACAGATGAAGAGGCTGAGATCGTTGTCCCAATCGCCAGCGGTGAAGAGCTTGTTATGTATGTAGACAAGGGCATCACCTGTTCAACGGCAATCACCTTTGCTGTGTCGTCCGTTCAGTTCGGAGGCACTGCCCCCAACGGTAACGTAAACGCAAACCTCTTCACCACATAACAGCAGAGGCTGCGGCCTGCCACTCCAGGCCCCCCTGCCTAGAAGGCGTCAGCTCGACCCCCCCTTGAGCTGGCGCTTTCGCCTTATAGAACCCTAGCTCCCCACATCTCTCTGAACTTCATGCGCACAAGAGGCTTCTTCCTAGCTCTGTACCAGTGCTGAGAGCCACACTCGCATGACTGCACCCAGAAGGGCGGGAAGCGACAGGCTTGAATGAACTCAGCGTCAGGCAGTTCACTGTGCTCTCCGCTCTTATGAATTAGCCAGGGTCCATAGCGATGATAGTGGGCGCTCATGGATCTCTCTTCTCTTCACCACTACTCCAGTCTCTTCCAAACAGGTCAGGCTGAGAGCCTAAAGGATAGGGCTCACGCACCTTCCCTGACCCTCCACATAGAGGGCAGCACTGAAGAGCCTTGTGTGGCTTCTGAGGAGCCTCATCGCAGGCTACCCAGACTGTTGCCCTCCTGCCTGAGCGAGTCACCCTCTTAACCCCAGAGTCTTTAGCCTTCCCCAGAAGGACAAGCTCTCTACGTCTGGCGCTAACTGTCTGGTGTCTCAGCCCAAGGGAGGCTTCAAGCTCATCGTCTGTAGCTCCGAAGAGTCCGCGAAGCCTGAGCATGGATGCGACCTTGCTCCTGAGGGAGCTTGGCTTGATGCTCTTAGCTGCTTCCTCTGAAGTCTCTGAGCCAGCTACGAAGGGGGGCTTGTTGTTGTAAGCCATCACGCACCCCCTTCCTTTTTCATTAGCCCTTTCCAGTGCTCTATCTCGTTCGACCAAGCAAGCTCAAATCGGTCTGTTGTCGCGTAGCCATCCAGAGCCATAGCCCAAGCGTCGTTTACGGGTGCCGCTATCCCATCGAGTAACTTGATTGAGGCTCGGACGTTTTCGCTTCGCCTCAGTTCAGACCTGCAATATTCAACCAGTTCCCAAAACATTCCAGGCTGGCAGTCGTCGCAGTTCTCAATTCCTAGTGCTGGACTTCCAAGGGTACAACACCGATCTCTCAGCGAGACCTCCCGCCACGCTTTATCAATCTGTTTGCACTTCTCTCTTAGGTCGAGAATGTGCCTAGCCGCCCACTCTGTGCGAACGTCTTTTGTTTCTTGCTGAACGCTTAAGGTTGTTGGTTTCTCGCTTCCCATCACGCACCTCCCTCTTTAGCCAGGAAGTCTCTGGCTTTAGTCAGCACATGCTGGGCGAGGCACAGGGGCGTAGCCACCAGTGTTCTTTCGTAGACCATCGCCTCTTCCTCTACCGACGAAGCGATAAATTTCAGAGCCTTGTCAATCTCTTCGACAACCTTGGCGGCCTCTGTGAATTCGTATTCCATCACGCACCTCCTTCTGTCCAAGAGCCACACCACTTGCTGACCAACTCCTCTACTTCAGCAGCCTGTCGCAAGAGGTCTACGTCGCCAACGACAGCCAACGACTTGGGTCCGTCGCCCCACAGGTCTGAGTAGTTCACCACCCCCATCGGGTTTTCCTGAAGGGCAGCGGCGTCTTGCCGCATACGCTCAACCTGCTCGCGCAGCAGCCGAACAATCTCGGCAATCTCGGCATAGGTCCAGCCGAAAGTGCGGCGCACATCTCCGTTACCATCACGCCTCTCGGGCAGCAGCTTCCTTACCGCCCCCCGGTCTAGGTTGTCTTCGTTACCCCACCCGAGTAGTGCGCTGGCTGTCTGATCGATGAGAGACGTAAGGCCATCCCACTGGAAGTCTTCTCCTTCCCACGGGGATGTGTCGGGCTGAACTCGCTCTGCGGCAACGATGTAACCCATCACGCACCTCCTTCTCGCTTAAGACACGCAGGGCACACCCACTGTTGGGAGCCCCACTTGCGTGGGTTATGTCGGTAGACCCAGCCTGTCATTTCAGTGACCTCATCTGCGCTTGGCTGAGCGAGGGACAGGTCACTGTCTACATACTCATCGCATATAGGCTCCTTCTCAAACTCTTCTACTTGGCAGTAGATAGTTATTGGAAGTCTGCTGTCGTTGATGATCTCCATGATTGCGTCATGGGCATTGGTTGGTTTCTTACTGCTCATATCTATCTCCTAGTTAGTTGTGGGTTTCCCTTGTGTCGCGCCCTCTTATTGGTCGTCGTCCGCTTCCTCTAGCTCTAACGACCTTTGGATGTGAAATTCAGCCTTTTTCAGTTGCTGCTCCATGCAGCGCTTTCTTCGTTCCATAAGTCTGAACGCCAATTCTCGGGCGTCCGTTTTCAAATCGACTTCAACCTTTCGATCTCCCTGGTTTTCCGGCGTACCTCTGGGGGAGTCTGGTCCTAACTGCATTTCGGGCTCCTCTGGGATCGTCCCCAGCAAACCCCTGGTTACAAGGACCCATTCGTGCGGCGTAAGGATTAGGTGAAACTGAATTCCGGTTATCTGTACGTCTGACATGTCTATCTCCTAGTTAGTTGTTAGGTGAGGCACCTGATGCTTCCGCCCGCTGTGCCTCCCTGTGCGGGTGACTGAGAGAGCGTTGAGTAGAAAGAAGTAAAGACCCAACGCTTTCCCCGAAAATAAAGATGCCGGTTTGAGACCCTTCAAAGCAGGGCTCCGTTCTCCACCACCGGCAGGTATAGACCTGAACTTCCAAACATGAGCAATCGCTTGCTACGTGGTGCCCCAGGAAGGTACGAGCCTTATCAGGAGTGGGGCACCTGTCCCTAGAAGAGGTCGTCTACCTCAGCCTCGTCAAAGGCATCAGCCGGCGGCTCTGGAATGGCATCAGAGTTAAGCACCTTGTCCACGTAGATGTTGACGTAGGTGCGCTCCCCGTTCTGCTTAGATTTCTGGGTAAGCTGGACAACACGGCCAATGATTCCATTGCGGATAGGTCCGGTACGGCCATCGACAAACAAGTCCCCCCACTCTGGGACCTTCCCTGTCACGGTCTTCACTGTGCTCTTCACAAAGCTGAAGGTCTTTGGCCCCAGCCCTGTGAAGCGCTGCAGTTGAGAGCCACGGTGAGGACCATCAGCAACCTCAAACCACCACGAGACGTAGTAGTCACCCTTCTTGCTCACGAACACAGAGAAGTCAGTGACCTCTGCGCTGTACGAGCCGTCAGGCACGGTGTCCATCTTGCGGTCGTCAGACTTCCCGCTGCTTTGCTCCTGCTTAGCCGGGGCGCTATTAAACATGCTTCCAATATCCATCTCTAGTTCTCCTTCTTTCCAAGCGTCTTCTTGAACGCAGCTGAAAGTGATTCAAAGGTCATCTCAATTGTCTCAGGCAGGGTGGCCCCTTCACTTCCTCTGGCCTTGGCCTCTACCTTCTCACGCTTGTTCTCTACTGGTTGTGTGCGGAGGATCCGCTTGTTGTCTGGGGTGAACTCGCACCGGATGATGAAGTCCACGGCAGAGTGAAGCGTCTGCCTTGCCGTGTTGGGCAGCGCAGTCGTCACCTTGTACATCCCTGTCTCAACCATCTTCGAGCCAAGCTTTTCTTTGATCATCTCGCTCTTCTCATGGCCGATAAGGACCGTACACATAGGCAGCATTCGCAGCTTAGTGATGACGTTAGTCCACTCCCTGTTCAGGGTGCGCCATCCCCTGCCCCACTCTCCGTCAGCCACATCGTTCCACCCGTTGGCTTCGCAGACATAGGTTTCGCAGAGGTTGTAGGCGATGTCAGCGGTATCGAGGATAACCGTCTGATACCCGTGGTTGCCCTCGGCAAGTTCAGCGATGATCGCTTTTAACTTTGTCCAGTTAGGCGCTGGAACTGCAGCTGCCCACATCGCCTCAGTGCCACTCTCCGTAGCAATAAAGACAGGGTTGGGAAACTGGTTTGCCAGCGTCGTCTTTCCCACACCGGGCACCCCGTAGAAGTGCCATGTGTAGTCCGACATGCGGACACTCGGCGGTGAAGGTTCGTCAGGAAGTAGGCCCATGATTGTTCTCCTTTAGTTCTGTGTGTCTCTGCTCAAGGACTCTGAATGAGTCTTTAGTTACAGCCCCTACGCACAGGTCGAAGTAGGGGCAGCGTCCTCTGTTAAGGCAAGACTGTGTGCTGCGTATGGGGGTAGCTCCGTTGCGTATCTGAAGGATGCGCTCGTGCGTTGCCCACGCTTGCTTAGTCCAGCCGTCTAGTTGTTCATCTGTTCTCTCAACAACGGTGTCAAAGAAGTAGTGATCGGGTCGCTGGATGTAGTCTTCTTTCAGCCGTTCGATGTACTCCTTAAGATCCTCCGTCTTCTTCTGTCGAATCGTGGGCTTCTTCACCACCCGGTAGACCATCTTCCTGACAGGCACACCGTAGAGCTGACTCGCTGCCCACATGTACGTGCTGACTTGAAAGTCAATCTCAAGCCTCTGCATGTAGTCATTGCTAACCTGAGCTGCCGTCTTCCACTCGCCTATAAGAACCTCGACACCACCTCCGATGTCGGTCCACACACCGTCGATGACTCCCTGCAGAACATGCTTCCTGCTAGGTCGCCCGGTCTTCGGGTTGCGGAGAGGGACCCTAAAGCCAACCTCGTGCTTGTCAGGCCAGTCGGTCCACTTGGCTAGGGCACCCTCAACCATCGCTACAACAGTTGCCTCTCGCACCATCGCAGCGGGCCCCTCAAAGATGCTCCACATGGGGTCAGGCCCACGCAGTTCATTCAGAGCAGCGTCCACACTTTGGTGCTCGATCCCAGCATGGAAGGCAGAGCCCATCCGTAACGCTGGGTGTTCCTGAAACGGAACAAGCAACTCGTTGTAACGAAGGTTGTGTCGTTCCTCACACCGGCTAAAGGTGACCTGTTCAGACTGAGTGATAGCCTCCTTCATTCCTTACCCCGAAAGGCAGCGTGCGAGGAAGTCATCCGCTCAAATATCTCTGTGTCGCGAGAGGATGGTATCCCCCGTGCCCGTCGAATGCTGCTCACGTTTTGCCTGGAGCAGCCAAGCTTCTCGGCTAGCTCTGCGTCAGGAACCTTCCCAAGTAAGTCCCACTCAGGACCAAGCTCCTTCTTACTTCGCGGCTTTCCCTTCTGCGCCCCAGGTCTTCGTATCTTTGTTCTCTCTGCAAGGTAACGGGTGATGGTTGCCCTGGTTAACCCATACCTCTCAGCCAAACACGCAAGACTGTCACCAGACCTGTATCCTGCAACGCACTGAACCATCTGCTTCTTCGTAAGTTTCATGTCTTCTCCTGTGCCTGTGACCCCGCTGACAATATCACGAGGCCACAGGCGTTGGCAATGTTTAACAGCTAAGAGTTAAACGAGTTCACGAAGGACGTTTGTGCTGCGTCGAACGAAGTCAGCACCGGAGCCCATCATCAGAGACTCGAAGCGCTGGTTGCCTCGTGTCTGACGGTGGTAGCCAGCGAACTCAGTGACCGCATTGTATGCACCCCACGCCGTACCCTGGACACCAGGGATGCGCGCCCCTCTACCGTCGAAGTAGAGGGAGGTCAGGGTGCTGCGGTTCTTCTCAGCAATAGACATCGCTCGCTTGCTGAAGTCACCGTTCTCGTCAACCACAGGGTTGGGGAACAGGGTGTGACAGAAGTCCATCCACTTGCTCGCAGGCATCGTTGTCCCTGCAAGCCCTCGCATGAAGTCATCAGACTCTTCAAACGCCTTGCGCCCAAGGCCAAGGACGCGACGAGCCTCGCCAACCTTAAGAACCATGTTCTTAGTGTGTCGGATGCTGATGCCCTCTCCCTTTGGGTTGCTCAGTGCAGCGCGAGCAGTGTTCGCGCAGACAACTCGGATGGTGACCCAGAGACAACGCAGCGCCGTCTTCCCGTCGTGCCCGCTGTAGATGAAGAGGTAGTGGTCTACCCTATCTCCAGGGACAATCTCGGAAGAGCCAACTTTGCCAAGGAACCAAACCTTCTGCCCCCCACGCAGGGAGCCGGCGGTGTGGATGCGAAGTGACCCATCCTCCACTAGCTCATCAGCGAACTGAGCGATGTCCAGGTTTTGGAAGAGGTGGTAGTCCTTCCCAGCCAGCCCAAGGATTGCTTTGTTGTCGCTGCGGACGATAGCCCGGTAGTCAGGCAGCTCAATCTCTGGCTCACTCCAGTCGAGGTGGGGTTGAGTGAAGACCTTGTGCTTCTCAACGGTCCAGTCAAGGCCCGCCATCTGGTAGGCAATCTCGGTGGTAACAGGCTCATCCCCCACGTACTTTCCAAGTCCGTGCCAAGGGGTTGCTCCTACGTACATCATGGTATCGAGTTCGTGTGCCATGTCTTACTCCTAGTTTTGTGGTTGGTTGGTGGTGAAGGGAGCTGTGCTGACAACATTGTCGGCAACAGCAGGTTCCTCAGTAGACACTGAGGTAGGGACAGGTTCTGTCCTGGGTAGGATCCCAGCGTTGGTCAGCGCTGATACGAACTGATTGATTGCGATGAGTGCTAGGTGTTCCTTCTTAGCGGTCCGAACGATGTTCATCAGCTTCTCTACGTCCTCTTCGTTGTCCGGGTCTATGTCTGCAACGAACCTGAGGCCGCTTCGGATGTCGCTATAGGCACAGAGCTGTGCCCTCACATCTTCCGGGTCGCCAAACTGCTCCTCTATACCTAGCCAGCCGGCGAGGTTTTCAGGTATTTGATCCAACATATCTTTGGCAGAGTTGAGCTGGTCTATAGCTCCCTCAAGTTCGTAGTTAATGTCGTTAATATCCATGTCTTACTCCTTGTTGGTTGGTTGGTAGAGGTGGAACGTTTGGGTCAGGGGGTTCTCTGACCCGTCTTCGTAGAGGTCCACGAGGACACTCCCGGCTGCGGGGTGGGCACAGGCCACACGGGCCTCGTCGATGTCCCCATCCGCTCCGTCGCCAGAGAGATAGGAACCGTCAACCGAATAGACCGTAGCCTGGACAGCGCGGTTCCCTTCGGACCAGCTGGAGGTCCACTCAGAGGCTCCATTGCGGGCAAGAAAGTCCTCCAGTTGTTCGCGTAAAGTCATGCCTTGCTCCTTGTTGTTTGCTGTCTCTGACAGAAGAACATTCCTGTCGAGGACATCTTTGAATGTGTTTGCGGTTAGCTCCCCACGCAGGGCGCTACCTTGAGAATGAGCGGCCCAGACGTAGGCCAGTTCCTCAGCAAGCCGGAAGAACTCATCCAGCTGCTTAAGACCGTGCCCCTCAAAGGCAGGCTCTACCTCTCTCCACTCCGCTGTAGCCCTGTGAGCCTTAAGCGCAAACTTAGTAAGCTCTGCAAGGTGCGCTTGAAGCTGCCATGTGATTGTCTCTAGTTCTCTCAATTCCATGTCGTCTCCTGGTTGGGGTTTAACTCTCGCCTGTTAAAACAACCTCTAACAAGCTGACACAATAGACTATAGCTATGCTGTTCTGCGTTGTCAAAGCTACCTACTTTCTTTGGATCCAGCGCACAAACTTTCCTGAGCACGGCTCACACAGCACCCCTCCTGTGAGGGTGGTGGTGACTTTGAACTTGTGTACCTGTGCGACGTTCGCGGTATCTGACCCTGCCTTGAACTGCTTGCCGCACTTAAGGCAGCAGACGCTATCCAGACAGGCTTCTAAGAACTTATCTACGCCTTTGGACACGATGATGTCTCTGTCTCTCATGGCAGGCTCCCTGCGAGGGCACCGAGAAGGACGATGATGGATGTGTATGCGACTAAGAACATGTTTTCTCCTGTGTGATTAGGTTGGTTAGTTGGTTAACAAGCCGGCTAGTTCCGAACCTTAAGATCAGTTCAGAGAGGAGGTCTTCTAGTAGGCCCTGTGTGTCTATCTCGTTTACTAGATCGTCTAGCTTTGCTGAGACGTAAGTGTTCTCTGAACTGAGAGTCAGCTCTCTAGTCTCCTCATAGTTATAGATGTCTACATACTCTGAACTCATGCTGTTCTCCTGATGTCTAGTCTTTGTTTTTATTAACAAAGACGTTCTAGGTTCTAGGTTCTAGTTCTATGAACCATATAGTAATGGAGCCACCTCCTTTCTCTCTGAGTGAAACCTACTGAGAGCCTCGTGCTTGCTCTCTACAGGCGATGCCTATGCCTCGACACCTAGTCAGGCGTAGAATCCATTCTAGGTATCTTCTTGCTCGTCTAGTAGCTCAGCTGGTCCTCCGCATTCAGGGCACCTAGTAGCTCCCTTCTCTGGCTCCCACCTGTAGTCACACTCAAAGCAGATAGCGCTGCCTGTCTCTTCCTGAGGTGGGAGTGCAGCTGGGCACAGTGCTGATTCAATCGGTGTCATGTTCAGTCTCCTTGTGTTGTGTGTTGGTTTTAACTTCTAAGGGTTAAGAGTTACTCGCTCTCCTTTTCGCTACGCAAAGCCTCCTTCTTTAAGAGCTTGTCGAACTCGCTCTCGCTCATGCTTGAGGCGTTTGTCCATAGCCCGATGTGAGCCTTGGCTGAGTCAAGGATCTCGCTCTGGTTTGCGGGCCAGCCGCGTGCCACGTTGAGCTGTGACATGCGAGAGGCGAACTCTCTGTAGTTTTCCTTTGTGATCTTGTTCATGCCGACTGACATAGCCCCCCAGATAAGACGGTCTGTAGACACCCTCATCTGCTGGTCATTGCCCTCGCCATAGAAGCAAACGGTTTCGTAGTCAGTTACCTCTGATAGATTCCAATTAAGACTCATGTGTTACTCCTTGTTTGGTAGTAGGTTTCGCACTTCTTACAGCTACGCTTGCCGGGAACTGCGTCGGCATATCCGCAGTCGCAGCAGGTATCCGCTAGGTCTGGGCAAGACTCGCCGCGTGCCTCTAGCCAAGCCCTTGCTTGGTCAGCGCGGGAGGCCCACGCAGCAAGCTCTCTCTCGCCCCCGCCACAGCACCAGTCACAACCGCTAAGGTTTACTCGCATCCAGGCGCACTCCGCTAGCGCGGAGGCATGCTCTCTGCGAGCTTCCTCGACGCTGCGGGGGGCGACCACGGGGCCAGGGTCTTCCTCTGGATATTCTAGGTAGCTCATGCTTCCTCCTTGATGCTCACTAGCTCCACTTTCCAGTCAAGCCCAGCCCACCTCAGCCAGCCCTCAGGGGTGTCGTCGGTCGGCCTGTTGTTGGTAGCAAATAGGGCGCAGGCGATCTCGCTAGCCGGAACTCCAGCGGAGGAGAGCGCATAAGCGGCCTGTCGAGCGTCCTCTAGGCTGAACGTCGCGTAGTCAGGGCCGACAATCCCGTGCCACGGTGTGTGTTCCTTGCTCATGCTTCCTCCTTCAGGAACTTTTCATCCATGTTTGTGAGAGCGTTAAAGGCGTCAGCTATTGCTTGTGCTGCATCCATGGAGAAGGTGTAAGCGATTGGGTTTTCCCCTCTCCATGAGGTTGCGATGACAACGTGAGTGACGGGGCCTCTGGTTGTCTCCAGGGTGGTGAACGCGGTGGCGCGCGCTGTGTACGTGTAGCTCATGTCTTCTCCTGTTCGTCCTTGCACTCGCAAGGAACTTCATCTGTGTAAGGTTCACCGCAATCGCGGCAGAAAACGCAGCCTTCGCATACGCCTGTGTCTGTCCAGCCATGCCACCCGCACAGGTCACACCCTGCGTAGATGTAACCAAGCTCGTCTGACCTGTCTGAGCCTCTCACCTCTTACTCCGTGTTGCACTCTCAAGGATTGAGAGGGCGTTGCTGATTGCCTTTAGCGCATTCATGGTGGTTGGCCGGCGAAGTTGAGTCGCCAGCGCGAGTTCTGAGTGGGCTTCGAGTAGCTCAGAGCGAGCTGACCGTATAGCCACGGTTAGGTAGGTTTCTCTTTGGGTTTCTTTGCCTGTGAGTATGTTGCTCATGCTTCCTCCTTGATGCGCTCGCCTACCATCTTGTCAATCTCCTGCACATGCCTATCAGCCCAGCCAATCTGGTCCTTTAGCAGTGAGTAGAGGGCACGTATCTCAGCGTGCATAGATGCAGCAAGGTTGCTGTCTAGTGCGTGGAAAGGGACGGGGGGTTTCTCGGTGTGCCTGTAGTTACTCATGCCTCTTCTCCTGTTTGTGTTGCAGCAACGAGGACGATCAGGCCCAAGCCACTTAGGTTGATGAGCCAGCACCAGTTGCTAGCCTCAGGTGTGTGCTCTGCTCCAGCTAAGAGAAGTCCAAGGACTATCCCGGCTGCAGCCAATAGGTTTCTTATGCTGGGCATCTTGGACACCACCCTTCTCCGTTGCCGTCAGACCCCCACCGGAGCCCGGTGTTTAGACAGGTGCCGCAAGGATTGTTCTCGCCACCTTCTGTAGTAGATTCCTCTGGCTCTCCGCAGTTGCAGGCAGGCTCTTCAAGCCAGGGAACCTCGCAAGTAACGCAGTAGACGCATCGCTCACACATGCCTGTCTCTGTCCAGGCTGTGTAGTTGCATACGTCACAGCGGACGAGAGTGTGATCGCTGTCGGCTGAGAACCTAACTGTCTTCCAACTCATGCTGTGCCTCCTGTGTTGGTTGTTGGTTAACTTAAAGTGTGTCTCGCTGACACCATATACAGTAGCGACTTAGCATTTACCCGTCAAGGTGTATCTGCTTAAGGCGTAGCTACTGAGAAGACAGGGCGTGCTCGCCCCAGAAAGCCTTGGCCTCAGCCTTTTCCTCGTCGTTCATGCTCTTGTCCCAGGGCTCACGCGGCGCAACCACCTGAGATCCATACGCCGTGTAGATGAGAGGCTCATCCCCAGGGGACTCGCCGGGGCCAGCGATGAGGACCATCTCTCGGCACGGGCGAGGCTCCCTGCTGACAAGGCGAGAGGGGCCAGCTCGGTTGGCTCTGGTGACGTACTCAACCTCATCCTCAGCGATGGGGTCGTCCCCTGCTGAAGGGCCATGCAGGTCTGACAGCAGAGGGGGGCAGTCCTCTGGCATCGTGGCGTGAAGCCGGGTGAAGCTGCCATCCCAGCCACTGAGCAGGGTGTCAATGAACTGAAGGTGCCTCTGCTTCAGTCCGTGGTCGTCGTGAAAGAAGGCGATTCCGTTTGGTGTTTCCATGTCTTACTCCTTGGTTGGTTCGTTGTACTGAATCTGAGCATCAATGAGGGCGAGGGTGGCTTGCTTAAACGCAACCTCATGCTCTTCGGCGTAGCAATATGTGGTGTAGGAACGCTCTACGAGCTTTCTGAGCATAGGGAGGCTCCCATCCCCGAAGCAGGCTATGGACCCCACAAATTCAAGCCACTTCTTGTATGCGCTGGCGACTTCTACCTCGCTGCAAGTTGGAATCCTGTATCCAACCCACCGAGAATCGACTGGTCTTCCGGCTTCATGGTTGCTAACAGCTAAGAACTCGTCAGGGGCGACAGCTTTCCACCTTTTGATAGCCTCCCTGTTGGCTTCAAAGGAGGAGTTTTCCCCATAAGGCCCCTCGCTGGGGTACATGCCAGAGGCGAGCCTCCTGACCGTGTTATTAACACTGCCAGAGCAGTATTCGTGGTCCTCGGGTCCGTCAACATTAGCGAATGAGACAGAATGGGGACCGTCCCTGTATAGGGCTTTGTTGTGAATACCCAGGTCCCACTTCCTCCCTCTGGAATCTGTGAACGGGCCAAGGTGAAGGCAGTATGTCCAGATGTGGTGATCTTTTCCGTGATGAAATTCATTGTCGAGCATGTCTATCTCCTGTTGAAGGTAATAGTTAATTGTTAATGACCTGAAGGCGTGGCTTGAAGTGCTTCTTTCCTGAGCCGTGGACGATTAGCGTTGGGTTGCCTGCAAGTCTCTTGTCGTTGGGGTTGCCGTTGCAGGCTCCGCATCGATCACACGTAAGCCGCTTGCCCTCTTCAGCACTCGCGGGACACGAGAACTCTCCCTCTAGGATGGGTTCGCCCTCAGCCCTGCCACGGAAGGTGCGCCAGCCTAGCTCGCGTGCCTCCCAATACTCAGCCTCAGTGTCAACAGACGCCATCAGGTAGGGGCGCAGCTGTGGGTTGCCTCTCCACTGGTGCGTGTAGCCTGTGCTCTTGTCGTCACCGATGAGCTGAGTCCATACACTGAGCGGCACCGCAGACGGGTCACCGTAGCTACCGCACCGACGCATCCTGTCGCCCATTAGATCCCATGCCCTGGGGTAGTCATCGATGTGTGCGTAGCCGCCTCTCTTGAAGCACTTCCACACGCTGGCAGGCGCATCCATCCGTACGTAGCAGCTACGGTCTGGCTGCTTGCGTCCCTTGCGAATCGTCAAGACTTGTGGCCGGTGGATGCAATCACCGCAGATTGATACGTCTGCTCCTGTCTTAAGTGCTTCGCTTGGGTGCATGGATACGAGCAAGATCCAAACCTGGATCTCATCGCCTGTCTTGTCGTTGTCGCTGGACTTGGTGAGCCCTGTAGCAATCACCACAATCTCAACGCCATCGATGAGGGAGGGACCTTGCCAGAGGATCACACCGTTGCGGTTGATACCTAGCTTGCGCTTGCGCTTGGTGGTGAGCTTGGTGACACGGAAGCCCGCATCCTCAAGCGCAGCCCGTGCCTGCAGTAAGTCGTACATGTTTTCTCCTGATTAGAGTGTGTGAGGGTTGTGTGTTTTAACTTGGCTACGTTAAAGGATTGGCCTAGCTCTCTTCCTCCATCCAGTGAGTTCCACCGCCGTACTTCTCATTCATTTCCTTGCAAGTATCGCGTGCCTCCACGTAACTGATTGGCGTGCCATGCCCACACTTGCCGTTGATTTTCCAGTGAACTATCCACATGTCTGCTCCTAGTTGTTGGTGAGTGCCGCCGCTGCGACGACGAAGGTTGCTGCGATAAGACTCATGCTTCCTCCGAGGTTGCGTTGTTGATTGCCTTTGCTGCTATGCCCCTCATCCGGTCGAAGTCGGCCTTGATGTCCTCAACTGGCGTGTCCTCGTCGTAAGCATGGTGGAGGATGCTGTCGAGGGCAGTCAGCAACTCATCCCGCTGCTTCTTTGTCTCAGGCGCAGCGACGATGAGTTCAGCGTTGGCTTCTGTGTAGGCGTCAGCTATTCGCTCTACTTCGTAACCCTCATCGCCCGGTATGTTCGCCTTATAGATTGCGATATGGGGCACCTCGGCGCTCGAAGCATCGTGGCGGTCCCACGGTCCAGGTGTATGTCTCATGTTGTCTCTCCTTCCGGGCGGTTAGCCCTCTCTGTTGTGTGTTTTAACTTGCTGCTGTTAATCGAAGGTGGGTGTGAAGTGTCGTTCGGTGTAGATGTAAAAGGCTCCCGTCCAGAATTCCTCACGGTCCTCGGGGTCCGCGTGTAGGGATTCTTTGTAGTCGTGGGGGTGGTACTCGATGATGTGATCGATAGCCTCTTGACCGAAGCCTCGGGAGGAGTCAGTCCGCGTGGACAGCCACTCCCCGCAAAGGGAGCATGCGAGGATCCGAAGCTGGGTTTTTGGATTGATCTTGAGTCTCATGTTGTCTCTCCTGTGTGAGTTGTTTATTCAGAGGAATAAATAAGGTTGCCGGGTTCGGGTGTGTTGTTAGTTCTGTCCCCAGCCAGATCGGACGGTGAAGGTGTCAACCACCTCCCCGTAGCAGACCTGCCCCCGCTCATCGGTGCGGCGGTTGCCCTCATAGATACGGGCCGAAGTACATGCTCCGCCGCTCTCTAATACGGCAGCCTCAGCCTCTCTCTTAATCTGCCCAAGACTGCCTCCGCTCCATTCGCTGGGGCTGGGGAATCCGGCTCTCATGCGCCCGCTCTGGCTGGGGCCGAAGAGGCACACGGTAAATGCGGCCCGGTCGTTCGTGTCTTCCATACCCTCAATCCTCCTGCCCGGGTTACCCGCCGGGTCGGGGTTGGGATTAACTCCTAGAAGTTAACGGGTCGAAACTCAAAGGTGAGGTGTGCGTTGCTGGCATGCGCGAGGTCTACCCGCTCAAGCTGTTCTTTCTCCTTGGTGGTGAATATCGTGGCCCGTATCAGGTTGCCCACGATTGTTCCATTGGACCAGTCAACCGCACCGAAGCGCTTGTCGCCGGGTGCCTTGCAGTAAAGTCGGTATGCCTTGCTCATTAGCCTGTTTCTCCTGTTGTGTGTTAGCTGTCACAATATCAATATAGGTCGTGCTTGTTTCCTTGGCAACTCTTTTTTGCATAAGGTTTTAACTTGAGTGAGTTAAAGGTCAGCCCCAGACAACCTCCTGTTGTGTGTCACGGGAATAGCGCAGCACTTCGCGCAGCTTGTCGATGCGCTTGTGTGTTCCACCGTATGCCGGGGGAAAGGTAGCTTCGGTCAGCTTGTCAGCCTCATTAGGAGAGAGGCTCCCGCACAGGTCGTCGTCGGTAGGCAGCCCCATAGCTCGGAGCACGAGGCATGCGTTTCTGTTTGAGAAGTTAACTTCGGGCGCAGTGCTTTCCTCTCGGAAGCCGGTGCATCCATACTTGGTGCCGCACCATCCCTTCTCGCAGTACTCACAAGGTACGGTTCTCCGGGCGGCGGAGGGGATCCAAAACGTTACAGACATCGTGTTTCTCCTGTGTGTTAGTGAGTTATTTATTCGGCTGAATAAATAAGGGTAAAGGGTTATGGAGACTCAATGTATGCCTTGTGTGCGTCGAGGGCAGAGCACATCCATTCAAGTTGACCAATGAGAGGGTAGAGCCCACGACCCCTCGCCTTCAGTTGTCGTCCGAGAATCTGAGCACCCCTCCCGTAGTCTCCGTTCTCAATCCAACGGATGCGTTTAGCCACTAGCTCAGGCTGAAGGTGTAGGGCTAGAGAGAACTCATCCTTGCGTTCAGCCCTGATGTGAGCGGGCTCGTGTGAGTGGGCGGCGAGTTCTCGGTTTGTCCTGGCGAGTTCTTGCCTGTCGTATTTTTCTTCGCTGAATGCCATGTCGTTTCTCCTGTGTTGTTAAGGGTTAATCAGATCGTCCACAGAGAAGAAGTGTGACGGCCCGCATCCTTGGTCCTCTCGCACTAGCGCCTCGCTGCCTGGAGAGGACAGCCAAGGGCGACTACCTCGCGATATTAGGATTGAGATTCCCTTGCGTGCCGCCTCTAGTGGCGTGTCAGCCTCGATCACCAGCCCCATTTTGCTGCCGGTAAGCGTGCCCCTGTTGTGGCTAAAGCACTGCTCCATTCGATAAAGTCTGCTCATGATTTCTCCTGTTGTGTGTCTAAGGCTGAGTTGTTTTTACTCAGTCAAGTTAAAGGGTTCGGGTCGCCATTCGTTGTGGTGCCGTTCTTCGTCCATGCTGATTCTCCTGAGTGAGTGGGTTTTAGCTTGAGTGAGTTAAGAGTTAGTAGATGCTCTTTCCGCACCTGTCGGCGGCGTTCTTCCCGTCGGTTGTGATCCTGATAGATCCTGCTTTGTTGACCTTGACCAGTCCCTTCGACTGCAGGAAGTCAAGGCGTTCAGCGCTAGGCCAAGGGACGCCAGCACGAGACGCACTTTCTTTTCGATAGGACGACTTGAGCGTGCGCAGGATGTAGAGAAACGCCTTGTCGTTGTCGGTGAGTTCGTCGTCGGTGCCAGGGAGTAGAGCCGGCAGCATTGCAGGATGCACGAGCACGCTCGCGAAGGTCTTATCGCCAGACGATCCGTTCACGACAACGCAGTTTGGAGGGATGGGGTAGGAGTTAGGGTCAAGGTCAATCTGGTTCCCCGGATTGAACATGTTAGCTCCACCCCACGATCCAACCTTTGATTCAACAAGACCAGTCGTGATGTCGATGCACGCACAAAAGGCGCGCCGACCCCTTCCGCTGATTGAACGCGGGGAGTACTCCTCGGACGCGCTGATCTGTATATCGGCCCGGGAGTAGCCAAAAGACTTGAGGGTAGACCGGACAATTCCCGGAAGGGCATCGAGTGATACATACATTCTGTTTCTCCTGAGTTATTTATTTATCGGAATAAATAAGGGTGAAGGGTGGAGCCCGTAGGCTGAGGGTGGACCCCCGTCAGCCGCCCCCCGAAGGGGACGACTGCCCGGTTCCTTCTTAGCTGACGCGCAGCTTGCGGACCTCGCCCTTCACCTCGTTCTTTACCTGGGCGATGCGAGCCTCGACCATCCCCATGATGATGCGTTCCAACTCAGCGACCGATGAGGCTCCCAGGGTCCCCATGACCTTCTGACGGGCAGCATTGGTCCCGAAGTCGAGAGTAGCCTTGCTCCCGCCCGCGCTCGCTTCGTCGCTGCCCTCGTCGCTGTCCTTGCTCTTAGCTGCCCGCTTCAGGGCTACCGAGATGTTAGACGAGCCCGTCGCGAGCGCTTCAAACGCGGCTAGCTTGCTATCAAGGTAGGAGATGTTTGACGCTGCTCCGCCGACAGGGCGGACACTAGCAACGCCACGCTCCCAGACGATGACAGGCTCAAACCCTAGCAGGGACAGCGCGATACTGACCTTGCCACGCTTGACACCGTAGGTCTGGAACTGAGTGTGACCCTTAGTCTTCAAGTGCTCAACTTGAGTCTTGCTTAGTCCCTTCCCATGCTGAGCCGCGACTACAGCGCAGCCGATAGCGACTTGATACACAGCACCTTCGTGGTCACACGAGAAACCCTCAGGAATCTCTAGCAGCCAGATAGGGAGACCGTTCTCGTCTACTTCACGTCCGAGTGTGACCTTGACACGGGCAAGTCCATCGGTGGGCTTGTCCTTACTCCAGACAGACTGTCCAGGACCGAAGGTGACTTGAACCGATGGAGACACAGAAAAGGATTCGCGGAAGGTGGGAGTCTTCCGAAAACGGTTCATAAACATCGCAGCTACGTCTTCCAGACGAGTGACACGCTTGCCACGGTTCGCCTTTCCGGTACTCGCTTCAAAGCTGAGGTTCTTGGTTGGCTTGATGCTGGTGGTTCGATTGGCCATGGTTTCTAGCTCCTATTTATTCGCTGGAATAAATATCCAGCTGTGAAAGCCCCGAGGGGCGGAAGAAGGTTTTTTCTTTTTAATATAGCGGAGGCAAGAGGAGATTGCACAGGTTTATTGTAAGTATTTCCTAAACAGTCTTAGAAAGATTATATCTCTCCCCTCATGGGTGGTTACGTAGACGGGGAGTGGGGTTCAGTGTCTCTACCCCTTTGTCCCCACCACAGGGAGACCATCCCCACCAGAGCAGAGCAGGAAGGCCCACGAGAGGAGAGGGGGCAGCCTGAGGCAGCCTGAGGGGGACTGAGTTGCTCAGGAGGAGAAGAGGTCGTATCTAGGCAGCCGCGAGAGAGCGAACCCACCCCCCAGGGGGGGTCGTGGGCTGTATATATATTTATGCCAGCTAAGCGCGGACAAGCACTGCTAAACACCGCCTAGATTGTTAGGTTCTATGTATATTATGACGGCGTAGTTTAGAGGAGGCAGTGATGAGTGATGAGAAGACAGGGATGACAGCCTACAAGTTTGCTTTTAACGCGACTGCAGTAGGGAGAACTCCTGATGATGCCTTTGAAGAGCTTCTAGGGGCTCTTAAGGAGGACCCAAGGGCTGCTATCCATGAAGAGGTGAGCTACGCACCCTACGATTATTTCTATTTAGAGACTGAAAAGCCCTTAGAAAGTTAACCAACCCTTAAGTTAAGCACCTCTTAAGTTAACCAACCCTTAACTTAGCTACTGAACAATTAGAAGTAGCGTTTTACCCTTTCCCCCCCTGCACCCCCCCTATCTCCGATAGAAGTATATTTATTAGTAGAACTATAGGCTCTATGTTCTAGACCTTAGATATCTAGGTTCTATTACTAGTAGTGCTAGTAGTACTAGACTACCCCGCCCAGCGCTCCCTTAGAGTAAAGATATAGAGAGTAGTCGTCAATGGGGTGTCTGTGTTTTGCTATGTTGACTGTGACGGCGTAATCAACTAGTATGGTTCTTGTCCGCTCATCTGAGCACAGACACCAGCCCGTATAGCCCCTCTGAGGTAGCTCCTCAGGGGGGTTTGGCTGGGGGGTCTATCAGAGAGGGTGGTTGGCTGGTCTTCTTAGAAGGCTTCTTACAGGTCTAAGCCCTATGGGGCAGGTGCAGAGGTGTGTGTGATGAGAGAGACAGATGTGTACAAGATCATGGGTTACTTGATGGGGTTATGGGATGTAGGGCTTGGTAGCCCTAAAGGTCTTAAGAGCTGGGTAGAGAAGGCTCTGGTTGCTTATCCTGGGGTAGACCTGATGGCAGAGGCTAGGAGAGCTGCTGTTTGGGAGGCAGCTAGACCGAGTAGGAAGAAGAAAGACGTAAGACGCTTTCTCTCTAACTGGTGGTCTAGGACTCAGACAGATGC